GACATCACGGCGCTTGGTGCGATCGTTCGCACGGGCACCACGGCCGACAACAAGCCGACGTTCGATGCGTGGATCGAGGCATGGACGCCGGGCGATACACTGGCTGCGCGGGAACTTCGCGACAAACTGCCCTACGCAGTGTGGGCGAAGGAAGGCCACATTCACGCGCCGGCGGGCGAGAGCATCAGCTTCCGCCACGTCGCGCAGACGTTGGCAGAATACGACCGAGATTTCGACGTGCAACTGGTCGCCTACGATCGGTTCGCGTTTCGGCGGTTTGAGGAGGACATTGACGAGCTGGGGATGGCCCTCCCCTTCGCTGAACATCCGCAGGGCGGCCTCAAGAAGGGTAAGCCGCCGGGGGGCGCCAGCGAGGGGCTGTGGATGCCCGGCTCTATTCGATTGCTGGAAGATGCCCTGCTTGAGGGCCGTATTCGGCTGAAACGAAACCCAGTCCTGATCTCGGCTATGATGTCGGCGGTCATCGAAGAGGACAAATGGGGCAACCACTGGCTCGCGAAAACGCGGTCGGTGAACAAGATCGACGCGGCGATAGCGCTCGCGATGGCGATGGGAGCGGCTGTTTCATCTGAGGTGGCCCCAAAGAAGTATCAGATGCTCGTTTTTGGCTGAGGAGGCCGCTCTAATGCAGAACCGCGCCTACAGCGTCCTGTCGGTCAAAGCGATCGATGAGGACAAGCGAATCATTCGTGGCATTGCTACTACGCCGACCGTGGACCGCGTGGGCGACATCATCGAGCCGCTCGGCGTCAAGTTCACGAACCCTCTAGCGTTCCTCTGGCAGCACCAGCACGACAAGCCGATTGGTTCGGTAAAGTTTGAGAAGCCGACCTCCAAGGGAATCGAGTTCGAAGCGGAGATCGCGCACCCTGACACGGTGGAGTCTGCCGCGCTGAAGGATCGGCTCCAGGAGGCGTGGGATTCGATCAAAACTGGCCTCGTCCGCGCCGTGAGCGTCGGCTTCCGGCCACTGGAATACGCCTTCATGGAGAATGGCGGCATCCGATTCAGCGAGACGGAGGTCTACGAGCTTTCGGCCGTCACCATCCCGGCCAACTCGGATGCGCTGATCACCACTATCAAATCGATTGATGCTCAGTTGCGCGCTCAAGAGGGCGTGCCTGAACCCGAAATTCCCGCCGTTCCTTCGGACGCTGCCGCGACAGGCAAGAGCGTCCGTGTGGTGCGCCTGGACGCGCCTGCCCGCGACGGGGCGGCACCCTTCGTCGTGCGGAACATCATCCGCACCTGACATATCGGGGCGCTGCCCCTCCTGAAAATAGGAAAGGAACTGCAATGGCTACCATTGCTGAGCAGATCACTGCGTTCGAACAGAAGCGGGCTGGTCTCGTCGCTGCAAACGAAGCCATCATGAAGACGGCCGCCGATGCGGGTTCGACCCTGGATGCGAACCAGGAAGAAACCTTCGACGGCAACCAGGCCGACATCGATTCGATCGACAAGCACCTGACCCGTCTCCGCGCAATGGAGAAGTCGGTCGCGGTTAAGCCGGTCGCGGGCGGCAATGCGGACGAAGGCTCGGGCTCGCGCGGCGGGCAGATCGTCGTCAAGGCTCAACCCAAGCTGGACCCTGGCATCGGCCTTGCCCGCATCGCGCGCGTGAAGGCGCTTGCGAAGCTGGATGGCGCGAGTGTCCGTGAAGTCGCTCGCGACCTGTACGGCGAGGACTCGTCCACCTATGGCTTCTTCGCCAAGGCGGCTGTCGGTGCCGCTACGACCACTGGGGCGACCTGGGCTGGCCCGTTGGTGGGTGACGAAGGCGGAGCGTTTGCCGATTTCGTCGAGTTCCTGCGCCCGCAGACGATTGTCGGCAAGTTTGGCAACAACGGTGTGCCGAGCCTTCGCCGAGTGCCCTTCCGGGTTCCCCTGATCGGCCAGACCAGCGGCGGCGCCGGCTACTGGGTAGGCGAGGGCGCCGCGAAGCCGCTCACCAAGTTCGACTTCAGCCGTACGACGCTGGAGCCGCTGAAGGTGGCGAACATCGCGGTTGCCACGATGGAAACGCTTCGCGACAGCTCGCCTTCTTCCGAGGGCATTATCCGCGACCAGCTCGCCGCGGCTCTGACCGCACGTCTCGACACGGACTTCATCGATCCTGCGAAAGCGGCATCGGCTGGGGTGTCTCCGGCGTCGATCACCAACGGTCTGACCTTCATTGCTTCCTCGGGCAACACCGCGGACGACGTGCGGGCAGACATCCAGGCTGTGTTTGCGTCGTTCATCGCCGCCAACAACGCGCCGACTTCCGGCGTGTGGATCATGCCGGCGACTACCGCCCTGGCGCTGTCGCTCATGCTGAACCCGCTCGGGCAGCCGGAATTCCCCGGCATCACCATGAACGGCGGAACCCTGTTCGGCCTGCCGGTGATCGTGTCGCAGTACGTCCCGACCGCCTATGACCCAGATGCGGCCGGCACCGACTACGTGTCGGGCGCGCTGGTGGCGCTGGTCAACGCTCAGGACGTGTATCTGGGCGACGATGGTGGTGTTTCGGTCGATATGTCGCAGGAAGCTTCGCTCCAGATGGACGATGCGCCGACGAACAACTCGGCCACGCCCACCGCGACCTCGCTGGTCAGCATGTTCCAGACGAACTCGGTGGCATTCCGTGCTGAGCGGACGATCAACTGGGCGAAGCGTCGCGCTTCGGCAGTTGCCGCTCTGGCGGGCGTCAACTGGGGCGCCTGACCTGATTGGAGGCGAGGGCTTCGGCTCTCGCCTCTTCTTTTCTGAGGGAGCCCGGCAATGAAGAGCCAGAGCTACATGACCCGCGCACTTCAGGCTCGGGACCCCCGATTTGCTCAGATCCTGTGCAAGCTCGGCTATGACACAGAGGGCGAGGCTGAGAAGCCCAAGCCTGTGGCGAAGCCTACCAAGGCGGATGACATGGCTGAGCTGCGTGGGACCTATGCCGAGGTCGTCGGCAAGCGCCCATTCAATGGCTGGGACGCTGATACACTGCGCGAGAAAATCGCGGCGGCGAAGAAGGCGTAACCTCTTGCGGCTCTTCGGCTTCTCCATCACGCGCGAAAAGGCGATCTCGCCGGTTTCGAACCGCGGCGGATGGTGGCCTGTCGTTCGCGAAAGCTATCCGGGGGCATGGCAGCAGAATGTTGAGGTCCGCCAGGACACCGTTTTGGCGTTCCCTGCCGTTTTCGCCTGTCAAACCCTGATCGCAAGCGACATTTCGAAGCTGCGTATCAAGCTAGTCGCGCAGGATTCGGACGGTATCTGGAGTGAGACGAAGAACCCTGCGTACTCGCCAGTCCTGCGAAAGCCCAACCGCTACCAGAACCGTATCCAGTTCTTTGAGAATTGGGTCTTGTCGAAACTCCAGCGTGGCAACGCGTACATACTGATGCAGCGCGACGGTCGCAGCGTTGTCGTTGCGCTGTACGTGCTCAATCCCGACCTCGTGACGCCTATGGTGTCCGACAGCGGCGAAGTCTTCTATCAGCTCAGCGCCGATAATCTGACGGGTATTACCGAGCAGATCCTTGTTCCGGCCCGAGAGATCATTCACGACCGTTTCAATTGCTTCTTTCATCCGCTGGTCGGGCTGTCCCCGATCTTTGCGAATGGCATCGCTGCCATGCAGGGAACTGCGATCCAAACCGCGAGCACCAATCTCTTTCAGAACGGGGCTCGGCCAGGGGGTGTCCTTACCGCTCCCGGTGCGATCGGAGACGATACCGCTGCCCGACTGAAAGCGTACTGGGACACGAATTTCACCGGCGCCAACGCTGGTAAGGTTGCCGTTCTCGGTGATGGCCTGAAGTACGAAGCGATGGCGGTCAAAGCCGTTGACGCACAGCTCGTTGAGCAGTTGAAGTGGACCGCCGAGGTAGTGTGCTCGACCTACCACGTCCCACCCTACAAGATCGGCATCGGCCAGATGCCGACCTACAACAACGTCCAGGCGCTCAACACTGAATACTATTCGCAGTGCCTTCAGGTGCTGATCGAAGCGATAGAGCTTGGATTGGACGAAGGGCTTCGCACGGGCGAGGCGCTTGGTACTGAGTTCGATTTAGAGGGCCTGCTGCGTATGGACAGCGCGGCGCAGATGGAAGTCCTTGAGAAGTCCAAGGGTAAGCTGACCGTCAACGAACAGCGACGGCGGCTTGGTGAGAAACCCGTTGAGGGTGGAGATACCGTCTACTTGCAGGAGCAGGATCACAGCCTCGCGTGGCTCGCCCGCCGAGACGCACAGCCTATCGAGACGACTGCGCCTCCGGAGCCCCCTGCACCGCCCGAAGCTGAGCGGACAGCTGAAGTGATCGATCTGTGGGCTGTACGCCGCCGCGCGAAAGGGAATCTCGATGCTCGACTCCGACGCGCTAGCTGACCTCATCGCCGAGCTTGTCGGCGAACATGTCGAGCGCGCCACAGCCCCGCTGATCGCTCGCATTGCCGAGCTTGAGTCGCGCCCCGCCCCGGAACGAGGAGAGCCCGGAGAAAGGGGATCGGACGGCGCTGACGGACGCGACGGCAAGGACGCTGATCCCGAGGTGATCCACTCGCTGGTCGCGGAGGCTGTCGCCGGTATTCCCGTTCCTCAGGATGGCAAGGACGGGCGGGATGGAGCAGACGGCAAGGACGGGGAGCCGGGCCAGGCGGGCAAGGACGGCGCGGGCATCGCTGACCTTGTGATTGACCGTGAGGGGCATCTGGTGGCCAGCTTCACTGATGGTCGCATGAAGAACCTCGGCCGCATCGTCGGCAAGGACGGTGCGGATGGTAAGGACGGGCGGGACGGCTTCAGCCTCGAACACTTCGATACGAAGTGGGACGGCGATCGAACCCTCACCTTGAGCTTCAGCGACGGGCAGTCGGAATACTCCCACGAGTTGCGCATGCCGTTCGTCATTGATCGTGGCGTGTTCGTGGAGGGCAAGAGCTACGAGGCAGGGGATGGCACGACCTGGGGCGGTTCTTTCTGGATTGCCCAGCGCGACACGAGCGCCAGGCCCGATAGTGCCGACAGCGGTTGGCGACTGGCAGTCAAGCGCGGCCGGGACGGGAAGGACAAAGCGTAATGGCCGCGCTCGTGACCACGGAGGA